ATCAGCAGCCAGCGCCGCATCGAACGGGTTAGCCTTTGGTGCTTTCAGTGCATCGAGAATATCGGCAAAGTCAGCCATTATTTCACCGTGTAGCCTTTCGCTTTCGCGGCATTAAGCACTTCATCCACGCTTGTTTCCGTTTGCGTTGCTAGTGCTTGAGCCTGCGCGCGGGTTATGGTTTTCGCGCCGACAGCGCCATTCCCGTCGCGAGACCCCTTGTAGAACTGCCTCTGACTTTCCCACTCGGTATCGTATTTTTCTTTTGCATTCCTGCGTATTTTGTCTAGGTAATTCCTTACCGCGCCAAGTTCCTCGCGTGCTTTTTCCTCGCTCAAGCGAGGATCAATATTTGAAATCGCTCTTTCAACAATTGGCCATTCACGCTCAGTCATTTGTCCGATAGACCCACCTGCGCGCATAAGCTCAAGCCCCGCTGACTTTAAGTCAGATTTAAGTGCCTCTATAGCGTTACGAACGTTTTGCGTCTCTCCTGGCAATCGCTCGGTAATGTATGCGTTGTATCCGCCGAAGTTTGAATTGAACGCGCCCTTGTTCTTTTCATCCAAGATGTAATCGAGCTTCCTAATCGCGTTGTCTGTTTTCGCATCAACGGCGGTTAGTGCACCATAATCATTTGCGTGAAGATTTTGTCTGCGTGTCCATTCCGCAGAGCCTGGAATAACCTCAATAGTCCCGTCTGGTGCTATTCTCTCGCCTGGCTTTGTGTCGCGCTGCTTAGCCCCTACGTTGGTGCCGCTAATCGTTAAAGGCCGAGTTTCTCCTGTTAATCTGTTTGCTGTAAATCCACGATCAGCGTTGACTACCCAATTTTGATTGCCGATCTCACCAGTCTGCGCAAGCGCCTGATTCGTTTGCGCCTGAATCAACGGCGCGCGCATTGCTTCTCCCGGCGTTGCAACGTGCGCAATAGGTGCGCCCACTTGCTGGCCCGCAGTGCGAGACAGCGAGTTCATATCCATGATCTTAGTCACGCCACCAGCAGGCACGGCTTGCAGTTTTTGCGCCAACTCTTTAACCGCAGCGAGGCCCGCTTTCGTGCTGAATACTGTGGTTTTGAGCCAGTTGTTTAAATCAGCAGGGTTAGCAGGAATACTCGCTCTCCAGTTCTTATCCAATCTCCCTTGCGACTCCAAAAGACTGCCGATTCTTTCAGCCTTATCATGGTTGAAGGTTGGATCATCTACGTGCGGCGCTAATGCGGCGCTAATGGCTTCGGCTTTTTGTTCGGCTATCGCAAGCTCTTCCTTGCTAAGTTTCGCGCCTTGCAGCCTAGATTCAAATATCTGCTTTTGTAGCGCAAACGCCTTATCAGCATGCCCGCCATCCATCAGCACCTTGATCATTTTTTGCGGATCACCGCCAGCGCCGATTAGCGAGTTTTTAATGCTGTCTTGATCCGCCATATCGCGCTCCATCTTGCGATACTGCAAATCATGGAGCTTGTTTTGGCTCATCGCCCCCTGAATCGCCATCACGTTGGCGTAAGACGCCAGCGGATTATCAAGCTGCATCGGCTTGGCTTGCAGTGGAATTTGACTGTCGATTGGCATGATTTATCCGTAATTGTTGCCGTATGAATACGGGTCTATGTAACCGCTGCTACCGCCGCCGAAGAAGCTGCCATCGTTGTAGCCGTAATCGTAGCCCGGCCCATCGTTGTAGCCATCGTAATAGCTGCCGCCACTACTACCGCCGCCAGAGTTACGCCCTTGCAACATGTCCAGCAATCGATTGTTGTTGTAGAAGTTCATGCCTTGGCCTATTGCTCCTGTCATCGCATTACTCCGCCCCATGATGCCCGCCGCCTGCGCGTTACCCGCTCCGAGGATGTTTTGCCCCATCGTGTTAGCCGCGTTAGCCCCCTGCGCCGCCATTTGCTGGCTTTGCACTTGGCCCGTGCCGGACAAGCCCGCAAGCCTGTTATACAGGTTGTTGTTTTGCGTGGTGTAGCGATTAAACGCATTGGTGTATTCATCGCTCGCCAGATTCTGCCCGAACCGCTCCAGCCCCTTCATCGTGCCGCCGCTCATCAAAGAGCCGCGCGCCGCCGCCGAGTTTTGCAGCGCCTTAAGCCCCTCGCTCATGCGGAAGCCGTAGCCGGGATCCGCTTGGAAGTCAGACATGCCGAAATTTTTTGTCAGCATGCCGAATTGCGGATCGCCTGAATTGGCTACACCAGTGCTGCCAGGGACGCCCATGCGCGTTGCCAGACTGTTAAGCGCCCCCTCGCCAACATTGCGCCACGGCGCCATGTCCGCGCGATTTTGCTGATACATGGACATGGTGTTGGCGTTGGCAGCATTGGCAGCGTTTTGCTGGGCATTAGCAGCAGCCCCTGAGCTATTGGCGCCCATCAGCCCGCTAAACAACTGCCCAGCGATATTCATGCCGTTAGGCGATGACAAGAACTTTCCCACAGAACTCAGCGCCGAGCTCAATCCATCACCGGAAAAGTAATTGCCGAGTGAGCTTAGAACGGAACTCAATCCGCCGCCCGAAGCAGCCGCCGCGCCGCCAGAGGAAACGAAGTGCGATAGTGCGCTACCAGTTAGCCCCGCTGCCTGCCCCATTTGGGTTAGCCCTGCGATGTCTGCCGCGCCCAAAGCACCACCGCCGCTTATAGCAGTGCCACCCGTGCCATTGCTCGCCAACATGCTCCAATACGACTCAGGAAGCGTAGACCCTGTCGCACCAGCCGCGCCAGCCCCGGCACCTGCCGCCCCAATAAGATTAGCCGCCCAAGGCAGGGCAAAAATAGCAGGCCCGTAGGTAGACATAAAATCAAACTGTTGCCCCGGCATCGTGCCTGAATCCGCGTAAGCCCTTGCTTTACCATCCATCACAGATTTAGGCAGTAGATAGCCATACGTAGGGTCATACTTCGCGTTGTTCGCCTTGTCCCAAGTAAGCCCACCTTGCGGGAAAAAGCTCCCGGTGTTCATCATCTCGCGAGGGTCTCCGCCGGCGCGCATCAACCCCGCGTATTCAGGCGTGTCCGGAAGCAGCGAAGTCCAAGGGTCAAACGTGTAGGGGTCACCACCAGCAGTCCCATAGACATTGCGCCCCTGCGCGTCAGTGACGCTATCAATGAGCATCTGCCCGCCGCCCTCTTTGAAACCTTGGCCATAGTTGATTGGCATGATTGTTTCCTTTATGTCCCGCTCACTTGCCGCCCTGATGCGCGGATATTCACCGAAGTATTTGCCGATGCGTAGGCCTGTATTAGTTGCCCCGCATTGAGTATCTGCCCGACCATTTCAGGGCAGTTGTAAGTCTCGCCAGGCGCAAGCGATCTCGCCGAGATAAACCGCGTGCCCGCCGCATCAGCGCCGATGCTCACCGTTGCCGTTACAGCGCCCGCCGTGACGTTCACGAGTTTGAACGAGTCGATGATGGTCACGATGTTTGTTGACGTGTAGACCGTTGCCGCCGCATTGGTCAATTGCGCAGTGTCGATTAGTGCTTTAGGTGTAACGGCCATGATTGCCTCAGTATGCGAATGCCGCGATTAAAAGAATGTCCGATGCAGTCCACGCCAGCGCAGCGCCAGTGGTTACTGTCTGATTTTGCACAGTGGCGGTAGTCGTGGTGCTCGCGGTTTGAACCGTGCGCTGGTCTGCAAGATTAGCAGCGGTAGCCGTAATGTTTTCAACGCACAATTTCCAACCGTTAGGCGCAGCAGGGAACCCGATCACGCCGCCAGTTGCAACGCCGCCAGTCCCCACGTTTAGAGCAAACGCAGCCGTGCCATTGCTGGCAGTGATAGCCGCACTCGTGCCGAATCCAGAAACGATTGTTTTCGCCGTGCCTACATCGGAGAACGCGCGTTGTTGCTCACGGTAGATTGCAGGCGCAGCGTAGGCAGAAGGGTCAAACTGCGATACATCGAAGCTATACCCCGGCGCAACCATCGCGCCCTGAATCAGCGCCGATGCTTGATCGAACTGCGCCACGTAGGATGCAAGTTGCGATTGCTCGCCGAGATTGAGCAATGCTGAATCATCGGAAACCGGCCCCATCTGCAAATCCCGAAGCGTGATATCAGTCTGCCCGCTGCCCGTAAGCACGAAAAGATTGAGGAAAAACCGATACCATTCACGCGACATCAAGCCCGTGCGCTCATCCAGAAACGCCACGCGCGGCGCCGGAATGTTCGTAATGTTCATCATGATGCGCCTTCGCTCATGCGCAGTTCAGCGCCGATAAGCGAAATCTTCACCGGGTCCGTGCCGCTCACCTCATAAACCCTGTCGCGTAGCTTGTTGGTGCTACCCAGCCTCCGCCAGATCACGCGAGTCTGTGTGTTGCCGATCGCGCCCATCGAGCGCCAGTGCTCGTTACTCCACGTATGCCCGCCGTCGTCAGACCACCGTAGCATTACTTGCGGATCCGTGCCTTGCGCCACACCATCCAGCCCCACTCCGGACTGACAATCTAACTGCAACTCGTGGTGAAACGCGCGCTTGAGATTGTTTCCGCCAGTTGGCAATGCACGCCACGCGCGCAGCCACTTCTGATAGTCGCCGTTGTCCGAGTAGGTATCCAGCGACAGGGAGTAGAGCTTGCCGTTTTGGTAGTCACCGACGATGTGTTGGCCATTGAAGAACATATACGCATTGGCCCTAATGCGGCCAAGCGTGCCGTCGGACTGGTTCATGTATGCCCGCTCATGCCAAAGCCCCGTAGTCACGTCATAGACCCACGTGGCGTTTCCTGTCGGGAATATCAGCACGTAAAACGAGTGCGCTTCTTGTTGATACGTGTAGCCGATGGCGTCTGAAATGTCGGAGTATTGCCCGATGGCATACGATAGCGCATGCGTTGATAGAACCTGCGGCGTGTAGCCGTTAGCGCGGTAAACCATGCCTTCGCCCCTGGCGCTTTTGCCCAGCCAAAAAACAGAGTTATCCATCTTGCAGACAGAGTAAGGCGCAGCGCATCCAGTCTCGATGAAAGCCCCTTGAATGGGAGAAAACGGGAAATCAGCAAGGCCCGCGTCATACCAGACTTCAACCGAATTCACGCCAAAAAGCCATACCTCTTTATGGTCTACGATGAGCGACACCAGGTTATCTGGCGAGGCTTCTGCGCTTGCAAACTCAGTGGGGTCAACGTCCGTGCCGTCGAGCAGCGCGGTTTTCCAGAACTTTTGCGAGTCCGGCTCATTGAACACAAAGAACCCGTCTATGTAGCCGACAGTCACCGCGCCGGGATAGTCAGTGTCCGAGATGGCTGCGAATACGTCCGTGCTGGTGTTGTAGATGAAACCGTCCGGATTGCAGGCGATGAATATCTGCGTGCCATTGTCCGCCATGCTCACCGGACCAGTCCCAGTGACAACCCCCTTTAGCGTCGCATTCCAATTCGCATCGATCTGATAAAACGCCTGCCCGCTCACTACGTAGCCATAGTCGCCCAATTTCCAAGCCCCACGGATAGGCCCGTTGCCCACCGTCGCGCGCAGCACGCTCCCAGGACACCGGTTTAAGAACCCGGTTTCCTTGCCGCCGTGCGGGATTGCTTCGGGGTATAGATTTACAGCACGATCCGCCGCCGCGTTTACGCTTCGGACTAGATACGATGCACCGAGAAATGGCGTTTTCATGCTATCCTATAGCCGGTTGATGCGGTGGGAAAGTCGCGGACCCACATCTGCAATAGGCAGAAGCCTAAAGCCCTCTCCATGTGGCCTATTCCACATTGAGAAAGGTGAAAGAAAGCGTTGCCGTGGTAGCGTCCGGCCATCAACCACCCCTATCACAGCGTCATCCCGCTGAAGATGTTGAAGTTACAGTTGCGCCGACTGACCAATGCAGACGGCATCTGCATCACGTCCATCGGGTTGTTGATTGACTTCAGATTGCGCTTTGAATGGTCTGCCACGCGCTTCACCGTAGGCGGCGCCTCAACACCGAACTCGTTGGCGATCTCCACAGCAAGATTGAAGCGGAACGCGCGCAGGTAGCCGGGCGGTATCACCAGCGAAGTCGCCAGCGTCGCAGGCTGCGTGAGCGGCGTGACCGACACAAGGTGCAGCGTGAAGCTGGACGATGGCACAGGAAACACCGTCAACGTAGCGTCTGGCATGTCCATGTTGACCCACAGCACCTGCGGTATGGTGCTAGTGGCAGTCTTGAGCGCGATGGCGTTGTATTGATCCTGATTGACGATGCTCAACGGGTAGCTGATCCCGTTAAGCACAAAATACGTGGATTCATCCACCGCCACCGGGCGAGTGCCGACTAGCTGGCCGGTAGGCCCAACAGTGCGCGATGCCGTTGCCGATGGCCACGTGAATGTCTGATCCTGCGTGGAGAATACGGACAGCCGCTCAGTGCTCCACGAGTCGATCATCTGGTTGAACGCCGTCAGACAGTCCGCCGAAGTCTCCGCGCTCGGCACTTCGCCCTCGGCCAGTTGCCCGATTAGGCGCAGTGCTCCGTTGATTTGGTCGCCGACAGTAGCCATGTCATGCTCCTATTTCAGCCGCCAGCGTCTCCGCGAGCTTCCTGTGATGCGGTTTGACCCCGAACTTTTCCTGATACAGCGCGCGCAACTCATCCAGCGATTTAATCCCCGCTTTTTCGGTGGGCGCAAATACCACGATATCCGATGCCGTGGAATTAATCCCCGCTTTTTCTACAGGCACAAACGCATTCACGGGGGCTACAAAAGTATCAGAAGCCCCTTTTGTGCCTTTTGTAGCCTCTGCCACCTCCGGAACATTCGCCGCCTTTTCTTGCGCTGAATCTTCCAGTGAGAACCGCTGCCAACCGTTTGCACAGTCAGCAGCGGCCTCTTGCTCGCCGCAGGCTACCTTCGTGCCATGTTTGTCATGGCGTAGATAGATGACAGCCATTATGCGATTGTCACGCCACCAGCGGCCGAAGTGCAGGCACGGACAAAATACTTGCCCGTCGCGGTGGAAATGCACTCCACCCAATCGCCCAGCACCGCAGTGCCACTCGCAAACGTAATCGTCGCGCCGGTGCACGGCACAACCGAGGTAACATCGTTGATGATGGTTCCCTCGAACGTCGCGGCAGCGCCAGCCACCGTAATGGTCACGTTAAAGGCTCCCGGCGCGACCAGTTGGAACAGGAAACGCAGGCCGGCGCCGACAGTAGGACTAGGCAGGTCAATATCGTAGGCACTGGATTGCGCCACGGTAAAGATGCCGCCCGCGTCAGCGATGGCAAGCGTTGCAGTCGTAGTGATCGCAGTTGCACGCGAACTCTTGAACTGCGCGCCGGTCACCACCGCGCCGGATATCGTAGGCGATGTAATCGTTGGCGATGTTGAAGTCTCGCCAGTTACGGTGGGCGATGTGATAGTGGGCGATGTGATAGTCGGCGTCGTCAACTCCGCATTGACAAGGTATTGATCCTCGTAGGCAATGCCGATGCTTTTGGTATTTCTGGACATGGTGTATCTCCTGTGAATGGGCGAGGGTTGCCCCCCGCCCTATGGGTTACGCGAGGCGATACAGCTGCCACGTGGTAGCGCCAGTCTTGCGCGCGCCGAAACGTGCGCTAGAGGCTTCCTGCACCACCACCACGCCGCCCCCGGTCACAGTCCAGCCCGTTCCAAGCACCATCGTAATGTCGTAGTTGCTTGACGCCAGATTGATTACCGAGAACTCGAAGTAGTTGCCCGTTTTTACTGCGTTACCAAGGGCAGCCTCGAGCAACGTCACGGTGGGCAGCGTGTAGTTAGCCGCCGCCGTGGGAGTCGCCAGAATAATGCCATTGAGAACCTGGGCAGCCGTCAACGTCGCCGTGTCCGCTGCCGTTACCGGAGCCGGAACATTGTTGAATTGACGCTCGTCCAGATTGCCATCACCGGTTTGATAACCGGAACCGCTTGCGGGTAATGCCATGATGATTCTCCTTGATTGTTAAGAGTTAGCCCCAGATCCGCGCAGCCATCTGCGGGCGGATTACGGAGTAGCCGTAGAGAACATCGACGCGACACGGCAAACGGTCGTTGTTGATGTCATACTGGCGCACGATACGCATGCTGATCCCGTTGTGAACCTGGCGAGAAGCCATATCCACGCCACGCGGCATCACCAAATCCGCCGTAGCGAAAGTGATGGCGTCTTTGTGGTAGACGAGATTCTGCGGATATTGCGTAGCCGCCGAACCCAGCATGGTCACAACCGCAGTAGCCGCCGGCAGCGCATCAACCGTGGCCAGCGCATTCGTCGCCGAATAAAGGGCCGGGCTGATTGAGAGCGTAGCGGTAGACGAGCCAGAAGCGTCAGCAGTCACAACGAATTGTTGCAGGCTACCAGTTGACTCACGCGTTTGCGGGTTGACCGCATACACGCTGGCGATGGTAAACACGTCGCCCTTTTTCCAAGTCTTGCTCGAGCCGGTGAAGCTGATACCCAGCGTCGCTTGTCCTTCCGTGGTCACGGTAGAAGTCACCGTGATAGTCGTGCCCCAATCGCCGTTCGTGTGTTGCTTGATCGATTGAGACATGGCGATCTCGGAGTAACCCAAAACGCCTTCGCCCATCATGCCGCTTTTGAACTGCTTGCTAATCGTCGGCACAGGGTTGAAAAAGCCCTTCATTCCCTCGACCAAGCCCGCGTTAGCGGCCGGGTTGACGGTCGCATAACGGGGGGACATGCCAGCAGCCGCTTCGTTGAGCTTTTGTTGTGCAGCGAGCAGAACAGCACTGGTAGCAGGCGTAGTTCCCGGAGTGCCGACAGAGGAGAAGATCGACTTGTAGGCGTTGCACACGTCCGCGTCGATGCTCGAAGCCAATTGCGAGATACGCGGCTTCAGAACGATGTCGGCGAACTGATCGAGCTTCATGGTCAATTCGGCAGTGGTGAAGTTAATGCCGATATGCTTCTGGCTCGCCACTTGCAGCGTGGTGTATTGCTG